TAGAATCCTTCTTCATTTTTACAGACATGAGCAATTCTATCTTTATACTCACCCTCTCCCCAATAGGTACTAATTATCATCCTACTATCCTCGAAAATATTTCCGCTACCACAGTGAATATAATCAGTGCGAATACACTCATACAAAAGGCCATTACAAGTATCTCCAAACCATCATGTCTTTCGTACCAATCTAATACTTTTCTAAACATCGTCATCCTCCGAGTCATAATTTATGGCAGGTAGTTCAATTTCATTAATTTTTATACAGTCTACAAGTTCGTCTGTAGTCATGTACTTAATCAATGAGGTCACAAGATAATAAGGCTCTACCCAGCCGTCTTCCATACCTTCAATAATTTGATCTCTGATATCCATTAATCTTTATCCCATGAATGTTCGCTGTAAACAAGAAAACCTATACCACCTAATTCATTCCATTTTTTAATTGTCCATCGTTTATCATCATATAACACATCTCCTGGCTGACAATAAGGAAGTTTATCTTTAGACTGTTCGACCACAATAATATCTTCGCTCCTAAAACCGAACTGATTTAGCCAGAAGTGTTTATTTTCGATCACAGTATTAATGTGTTCTTTCTTATAGTGTGAACCTCTTGCAGTAAGAATCTTCATATCATTTTCTTTATAGTACATAGCTCTAAAGAATTGCATATTAGAAGTAGGAGGTGAAGTCCTAAAGATTTGAGTATAGTTTTTAGCCATAAACTTTTCAAGCTTACCTGGCTCTACAAACAATTCACCTTCCCAGCCTAGTGCTTGAAGACCTACATAAAAGTCTGCGATTACACCATCAACGTCTAAATAAATCACTCAGACTTCTCCTGCTCTTCCGCGTAAAGACGCTCTTCTTCTAAGTACTCTTGCATCCACTCAGAAACACCATACTCGTCATCAAGATCATCCCCAATACATTCACGTAATTCTTCTGGAGTCTCGCAATGTGTGTAGTCAATGTGTTCATTACCTTCTTCAGAGTTATATGAACCTACAAAACACATACCAGGCTCGTAGTAAGTAGCTTCTACATAAATACCTTGCTCATGTGCAGCATCATATACACCAATAGGAGGACCCCATGCAGTATCAAATGTCATTACTACATTTAGATCATCTATCCAATTCATGTCAATGATGTTAGCGTCCCACTTAGTACCCCACGCTTCAACACGAGACCAGTACCACGAGTCTTGATCCCATTCTTCGGGAACAAAGAAACCAAAGAATGACCAATTGTCATCATCTGCTTCTTTTTTCATGTGCTGGAAAAGTTCGTTAGCTTCTTCTTTTGTGGGGAAAGTGAGTGTTAGATTATTATTACACCAATTTGGCATTGCCTACTCCATATATCTGGTTAAATCTTTATCTTTGATTAATATATCAAATATCTTAGTAATAAGCAAATAGAAAAAAGACGCAAGGGTGGCGTAAGACCTAAGAAACTCCGTTTCATCACTAGCTCCCTACGGTCGCACAACTAAACGATAGCCTGTGCCGCGCTGTTCGCCAGCGTTCACATCGTTATACAACTTGCACACATAAATTAGCATGAAAAATGATAATGCGCAATCATCATTTTTTTAAGATTGCAGTGATTGAGGTGGTTCCTACAAGGTATCGATGTGCGCTCGTAATTTCATCATCAAGCTCTACATCACATCCTGTCTCTTGTGCGAGTGCTAAGACTTCTGGGACAACAGATGCTTCCACATCAAACATGATAGCAATGTCTGATGTCGCAGAGCCAATGTCTCCTTCAAAACAATCTACAGTGCGCGTTTGATTGATATTGCAGTTTAACCAAGATTGAACTCGTTTATCCCAACAATATCGAGAATAGTTTTTATGCTCAGTGTCTGAAGAAGCGTGATGCATCCATATCTTCACAGGATTGATTAGATGGTTACGCTGTAGCCGTTGACGAAAGACAATCTGAAAACGAGGTGAGTAGGAAAAGTTAGCAGCTGAATGTGGAAATGTAGTATTAAGATAGTATAATCTACCATCAGCTTGTGTCGGCCAAAGATGTTGATTTTCAATGTCAACTAGAAATGACTCATCAGTTGATAGAGCAAACTGCCAACGATTGTCTACGTCACAGTGAGTTCTATAACATCTACCAGAATCCATCACCATAACTTGACACTCTCCAGGTCTATCAAGTGTGCTCCACAATCGTTCAAGCTCTGTGTTTTTATACTGAGGGAGTAGCTGTCTTTCTCCATAGTAGAAGTCATCAGTGTGAGTGTGAATTGCGATAGGAATAGTGTTAAATCCACGAGGAGAAGTTAACCATTCATTAGCCTGTGAAGTATCAAGTTGTAAATCTTGAACAATCTGTGCTGAATCAAAAGTTTGAGTAGTGTATTGTGTAATCATACTATTGCCTCTTAAAATATTTTTTCAAATAACAGCCCACGACGATGCCATCCTACCTCATCAGCCGGTCGTGAAGCTCTCCATGGCCATCGCGCTTGATGAACTAAACGTAAGTGTGGACAAGCAAAGATTAGTTGTTCATAATCGATTTTAGCTTCGTTCACAACTTTTTGGTCTAACCTCCAACACTCTGGAACTGAACGATGGAGGTGGGACTGATCATCTACGTGAATAGTACAAAAATACTTTGAGTTGATCTGTTGTGTCCAAGCAGAAAACCACTGAACGGGATTGTCAATAAGAGTTAAAACAGAACACATAAAAACTAAATTCCATGTGGATGAGTATATATCTGGCTCCTCAATGTGTGCATAGTCTGTTCCAAGTAATTTATAAGCTTGCTGCCTCATAAATGGTTGAGCATCCCATACTGCCACACTCTTTGCTACTGAGCGCAAAATAGGAGCTACTTGACCATATCCACACCCAAAATCAAGAACTGAACCGTTTACACAGTCGGGGTGGTTTAGAAGAAAGTTAACCTTATCAAACTGTTCTAAAACTGATTGTTTTGAATAATTACGTCTTCTCCAGTATGCTTGGGTGATCTTCACATAAGTTTTGTGATCAATCATTAAAATATAATCCGATACGCTTCATCTACAATCAACTCTGACACAAAGTATCCATACACAAAAATAAACTTTGATGCGTTGTGCACAATGTAGAACCCAATAGGTAGTGTGAATCCAAAGACTACGAGATTGAGTAGTAGTCTTTGTTCTTCCCAACCACTATATATCATCATACTACAAGCTAAAGCAATAAGCGAGTAGTAAATTAACTTTCTACTAGATTGATAGAGTGAAAGAATAACATTGAAGAACACACCTGCTACTATCCAGTTGAAAGTATTGATTACTACAAGCAGTGTAAGTAACCAAGGCCAGTGCATCATAAACCACTCATAAGTATTTGTGATAGAAAATCCTTTCAGTTCCGCTGCTCCCATGAATATCGCCTCTGATGAAACTATTGGAAGACCGAGTAGAAGCAGAGGAATAAGCACAGATACACTGCCAGCATTATTTGCAGCTTCTGCGCTCATTAATGTATTAAGTCGAGTTTTATCTTCATCATCTGTGGAGTACCATCTGCGCTCGGCTGTGGCAGCAATGTTTGAAGATACAATGTAACCCATACCTGGTATGAACCCAGAGAAAAATCCAATCACTGTGCCTCGCATAATTGAAGGTTTTCGTATGTACTGAAACAATAGTTTAGCTCGATCTATAATACTTCCACTAATAACGTGTAATTGATCTTTTGGAGTAGTTTGTAAATTTTCCCACGCTATAGGAATAATTAGTAGTCCACAAAATATTGGGAACATTGGAAGACCCCCATCTAGCTGTGTGATACCAAAAGTTAAAATTCTTTGTTCAAAAAAGTCATCATACCCTACCAAACTAGAAACAATGCCTAGTGCTAAACATACAGTAGCTAATAGATAACGACCAGAAGTAGCAATTAATAGTATACTTGCGAAGCAAAGTAGTATGAAAACAACTTTACCTTTCATCATCCACAGAAATGAATCAGGAATGGTATAAACTAGTAGAGCGGTGAACATAATAGAAGATATTGCAGCTATGTAACTAGCCGTACTAGCACTAACTAGTACCTCTGCTCCTCTACCTTTAGCAGTAAGTGGGTATCCATTCTGAACTGCTGGTAATGAACTTCCTTCTCCTAATACTCCAAAAACACTTGCGCTAACGCTTCCGTAGTATTGCCCACTAGAAACTATCCCAAAAAAGATGCTCATCAACATAAACACATCTATAGAAGGATGTAGTAGAAAAGGAAATAACATGAGCATTAAACTGGTCGCACCAAGACCTGGGAGAACTCCCATTAACATTCCAAGAAAGATGCCTAAAAACATACACAGTATTTCTATCATTTTAACCTGTAGATAAATAAAAAGACGAGAGCATACAGCATCTCGTCTTTAATAGTTGAATTTAGTAAAACACTATTTTGAGTAAGTGCCGTACATTTCAATCAATGACGGAGCATCTACAAAAGATGGAACAGTCATTTTCATTGAGTTCATTTTTTCGACATATGCTGTATCAGTCAGAGCTGCACGCATAGCTTGTACAGCTACGGAGTCAGGAGTATCACTCCAGATAATGTTGGCATTAGCAATGGTAGGAAACTCTGAATCAGTTCCACCTACAAAAGGAGTACCCATTGGATCATTCATCATAGATGAGTAGTAACAAGCACCATGCCCTTTTACTTTTCGAAGACCTACATTAGTTGAAAAGAATAGATCTACATCACCAGCCATAACACCTTTACGCATCTTACCGCCACCACGATAGCGTTCAATCTCCCAGTTAGATGCTCCAACAGTAGAAATGATTTTGTTTACATACCACAACTCCGCTCCACCAGCTGGTACACCAATCTTGAGTGGTTTTGTGAGTATATTATCGCGGTTTACATCAGCGTTTGGAGCAGCACAAACAGACAGAGGAGACTCAGCGGAGATTCCTGCAATGTATACTCCTGCGTCAGATGCTGAGACAACACACTTAGCTTCTGTATTGCCTGGAGCATAATCACCGTTAAGATGATACATCAGCACGTTACCTGAGCCTTCTTTTAGACGGGCTACAGCTTCGTTACAAGACTTAAGATACTGAACATTTACAGTATGTCCTTGAGCCTCAATAAGTGGTTTTGCAATCTGAATCTGTTGGTCTGTGCCACCACCAGGTTTGTAGTAAGTTAAAATTTCAATTGTATCTGCAAAAGCAGGAGAAGTAAGCATTGTAAGTGACAATGCAATTTTAGTAATCTTATTCATTTTTAGCCTTTCTGCTAGTTAGTAATAAAAACCCATTGAACACCGTTTTCTGAAGTGTCACCAATAATCGAATTGCCAGCCTTGCTCCAGTCAATACTAGCAAGGGAAACATCGTCGTGACCAAAGTTCACAATTTCTCCAATGGGTTGCGAGCTGTATACAGCTTGCGGGGCAACTGGATCATCTTGAGTCAAATAATGATGACCTGCTGCTAATGCTCCCATTAATAGTAATACTTCCATAATAGAGCTCCTTGATAAAGTTAAAGTTTAATAGGGATATACGCCCCATCTAAAATGGTCTCTTCTTTTCCAGACCAATTATTACCCCAATCGTCCCAAATTTCTGCAGTTGATAGGAGAGAATGACTCATTTTGTGTTTAATCGAGTTAAACACTAAATCAGTATGTAACACTTTATCAAACTGAAAAGCATTAGGCAACGATTTTTCGAATACCATGTGTGAGTATGGATCAAAAGTGGAACGGCTTTCATTTCTTACCCAATTAAACTCAGTACTGGGACGACAGTTGGTTTCCATGTACAACAGCGTATCAGAGTTATGAGGCTGCATAATTTGGATCATTAAAAATCTTTTTTTAACACTAATAGCTTTCTGAAGGGGTGAGATGATTTCTAGTAATTGTTGTAGTATATTAGGGGTAGGAAAGTAAGGATTTTCCCCAGCGTAAGGTATTGAATATTCACAAACTAATCTATTGTTAAATACTAAGTACCAGTCGCCAAAAGAATCAATGTATACAGAACAATTGTATATGTATTCTATATCAATCCATTCTTGTGTAAACTCTCCCTCTGTTGCTTCATAAGTTGAATCTCTGAGTCTAATTTTAGGAATTACTAAAGGTTCTGACCAAGTGTTTCTGTAGTCTCTTTTGACAATTATTTTATCTCCTGTTTTATCAGGAACAGGAATACCTAAGTCACTACACACTCGATCTTGTTCTCTTTTACTTGCAAAAAAATCAATAGCTCTGTCATCTATGTGGGACTTACATTTGAATTTTTCATTTAGGTGCTTTTCCAGCCGTAAAGCATTTAACGCTTCGCTATGACAAAATACTGTGTCAGGAATAAATTTGTGACTATTTAACCAATAATCAAAAGCTTCTAAGTTTTCTACAACAAAAGGATCAACGATATGTACATATTTAGAGGCTAGATTGCGCTCTTCCATCATTTTTTTAGCTTTTTGATTACGACGTAGCAGTATCCTATCATCTCGTTGAGTACCAGTATTTGCATCAACAGCTAAAAAAGAAATGTTGTTATCTAAACAAAGTTTAATGCAGTGAGCAAAGATTAAGGCTGGCCCAATAAATAAAATACTCATAGCATCTCCTAATCCAATGTATTGCGTCCGCCACCAGGACTTTGAGTGCATTGTTGTGTTCTTGGACACTGAAAGTATTTGTCCATTGCAACCGTTAAATCTGCATGTCCTGTAGCTCCTCGTTCGTATATACACATACGCTCATCGGTTTCAGGATCTATATATTGTCGTTTAAGTCTACAAGTGATTGTATTAGTGATGGTAGGAGCAACTGCTTTACGTCTACACTCCATCGGTTCTAGCCCTAGTATCTTTTGCGGCCAACGTAACACTTCTGTATTCCACAACGTGCAGTGCGTTTTATCTTCGCTACCAGTGTAGGTTCTACCTCTGGGTTCAGCATAGGCTATCGTACTTAACATAAATAATATTGTGCTTACGAGCAGGATATACACAAAACATTGCTTTATGTTGTTTATAATATTCATAATTTAATAATAGAACACACACCACCATCGTGTGATTCCTTAGCATTTATGTTTTGGGTTATGTCATACCAAATATCTAAATCGAAAATGTTAGCATAGTTTTGCCTAAACCGATTCCATAATAATTCACTATGCAGTATTTTATCAAAAGTAAAAGCATTAGGCAAAGCTTTATCAAATATAAGAAGGCTAA